GACCGGTTCAAACTTGAGGCGCGACTCGAACAGGGTCTCCACCAGGTTGTTGCCGTTCTCTACCTGCCCTTTGGCGCGGGGGTTACCGGCCTGGTGGGTGATGTGGTTAACACCCAGCGCGTCGAGCGCGTTTTTAATCGCGCCGGATGTGTTGGCGCTGCCCTTGTCCCACAGCAGCACCTGCGGCACGCCGTGGAACGGCCGACCCTCGAGCCGGCCCCAGGCGTAAAGTAAAAAATCGAACAGCTTGATTCTGTCCTCGCCGGCGCCCTCGTAATAGCGAACAATTACCGAGCTGCTGTAGTGGTCCGTGAGCACGTAGCGCCAGCACTTGCGGGCCCCGATCTTGGCGATCGTCTCGGGCTTGTTTTTGTAGGCCTCGTCATCGCTGATTTGCAGCTGTTTGCCGCCGGGCGCGTAGTAGAGCAGGCAAAGCGACGGGTCGACCTGGTGCACGTGGTTGGGGTGGGCCGAGCGCAGCCGGGTGGCCGGTTTTGGCGCTGCCTGCTGGCTCAGGCTGAGGCGTTCCCGGCGCAGCAGCTGATTAATACGGCCGTTGCTGACCTTAAAATTGTGGCCGTTGATCGCTAGAATTGTGCGGGCCGTGGGTGTGTGCAGGGTCGCCTTGCCGTTTTTGCGAACGCCAGCGGTGAGCGCCGCGCCGAGGGCGACTAACGAGTCCATATCCTGCCGGGTGCTGCCGGCGTCAGAACGGGTTTTGCGCCCGCTGCTCCAGCCGATTTTTTTAAGTTGGGCGTAAACCTTGTTCTTGCTCCAGCCGTAGAGACCGGCAAACTCTTCTATATAGATAGAGCGCTGACCGTGGCCGGCGCTGCCGAGTCGGGCCGCCAGGTCGCGCAGGGCATCGATCGTGGCCAGGTCGGCGCTGGCGCTCATTCGGGGTTGACCCCGATGAGTTGGCGGTGGAGCTCGTCGGCGCTCTTGCGGGCGAGCCTCAATGCCTTGCTGGTCATTTCCGCGTCGCCGGCCTCGTTGAACATCCGTGCCGAGAGTAGCGCCTGCCGACAGGCGTCGGCCTGATCGAGCGAGCCGTCGATGATTTGCCGCCGGGCGAGGGTCAACAACTGGTTCTGAGACAGATCCGGGGCCGGATCACCGGCTATCCGATAATTGCTGGCCTGCTCACTCACTGCCCCGCCTCCTGGTCGCCGAACAGATCCGGGTGACGCTCACGCAGTTGCAGCCAGAGGGATTCCAGGGGTATCGACTGGTCTTTTAGTGCAATGAACACCTGGTCACAGAGGTCGGCGGTCTGGGCGGTCTGCTCCAACACGCGGGCGATGGCGTCGTAATAGACTCGGCCGAGCATGTCGAAGGCCTCCTCCTCGCCACCGGTCTCGAACGGTTCGTTCTGGATGGCGTCGCGCAGCTGATCGAGCCGGGCCAGGGCCTGCAGAATGAGCGCGCCTTGCTCCTCTACCTGCGAGGCGATCTGCATGACCCGAACGGGCCAGGGCTCGGAGCGGTTGACCAGCTTGTGGTTGGCGGTGGAGAGCTCGTCGAGCTTGTCGTTTTTGTCGGCGTTAATGCGGTCCTTGGCCTCGCCGTCGGCCAGCGCATCGGCGAGCTTTTTCTCCAGGGCAGCTTTCTCGGTTGCGTGTTTGCTGGCCATGTCGTCGATCAGGTCGACAATCGCCTCCTTGTCGCCAGTGTTGAGATTAACCTCCTGCACCACGGCGTCGCGGTCGGCGTCGGGCAGTGCAGAGATTCTGCGCAGCTCGCGGTGGCCCAGCCCGATGCGGCGCATTTCGGCCAGGGTTTCTTCGCCAAAGGTGTGCAGCTCGCTGAGCTGCAAATCGACGTGCTGGCGAGACCTGCCGATGTATGTGCAGTAGTCCGCAAAAGTGCTTACGGTAAGCACTTCTCCGTTCGGCGCGATGACGGGCTGATCACCTAAGTTCTTGTATAGCTTGTTGTTTTTTATTTCAGCCAGTGCCGCTAATTCGCTTACGGTAAGCAGTTTTGCGAAGGCATGGGCCACGTGTATCTGCCCGGTAAGTTGTTGCAGGCGGTCACGGTCGGCGGTGTAACCCTGGGTGATTAGTGCCATTTGGCTATCGGGTAATAACGGGTCAGTCATTGTTAATGGCTCCTCGTAACTGATAAATAACATCTAGCGGAATACGGTCTATGTCGCGGTAACCGTCAAAGAACCCCCGATCGCGGAGAATCACCGCAACCTCTGGCATGGGAGCGTCCGGGAATATGTCGACAAGCATCAGCGACAATCGGGCAACTTCGCGCAGGCCTTCGAGTTGCAAATCGGAAAGCGCCGCTCGAATTTCCTGTGATTTCGCTGATGCCGAGAATGTGACCAGGCCAATGCCGATGGAAATCAACATCTGAAATACGAGCAGGCCAGAGGCTTCAAATTCTGTGTCGCTCATTGCCAACACCTTACGTAACGCCGCCGCTTGCGCAGCGCTCATGCCGGCACCCTCGAATAGCGCTGATTGACTTCCGCTAGCGCACCCTGGGCGCGGGCCAAGTGGCCCTCGTACGCACGGGCGATCTGCACCAACTTAGGTGTCAGCCGCCAGCGGGTGGGGTCATGCGGCAGGGTCTCGGCCAGGCCGGCGCTGCGCAGGTTGGCCAGGTCGCGGGTGATGATGCTGGCGGAGAGTTGCAGGCCGTCCGCCAGCTCACCGGGGCGAACGCCGTCTATCTCGTGGCCGGCCAGGGCCAGCATTACCCGGTAACCGCGCTGCTGGGCGGCGCAGTGGTATTTGCTATCACTCATCGTTTAACTCTCCAAAATCGAGGGCGGGGGTTTCGTGGGTCTCTACGTTGGCGCGGTGCCAGGCGAGCTGTTCCATTGCCTCGGTGAGGGCGTTCAGGGTGTCGTCGGCGCTCTCGTCGCCCTGGCTGAACTTAATCAGATGCTGCACCGCCTGGCCGCAGGCGATCTGCAGCTCGTTAACGTCGAGCGTGGCCGGGGTTTTGCCGTTGGGCAGCGGTATCAGCAGCGACCCGGCCGAGGTGGCCAGGTATTGGGTGAGGTACTGAGCGCCGCAGGTGGTTTCCAGGTTGCGAATCTGGATGGTCGGCAGCTTGCCGCTCTCCATCCATTTGTAGATGATCCAGTGGCTCGGCAGGCCCATCGCGTCGGCGATGCGCTCCACGCTCAAATTGCGGCGCTTGCTGGCGTGCTCAATCAGCAGCTCTATCGCGTGACGCACGCTGGTGGCGCGGGTCTTGTTCCAGCGCCGGCTAACCATTGGAACGGCTCCTGCCAGCCGTAAAAACGGACGTTCCAAACGCGGGTGAGTTTTGCTCTGTGCAACTCATTTGCACTGGGCTAGACTGGGTTCGAGTTGAAGGAGCGAACTGGGCGGGCCAGATCATGAGCAATTTCGTTGAGCGTTTTTTCTTGAACTTTTTCGATACGACCCGCCTCGGCGAGTTGCAGGCGGAGGTCGACGCCTTGTCGGCGGAGAACCTCGCCCTCGCGGCGGAGGACCTCAAGCTGACCGAGCAGCTGGAACATGCGAACGACACGATACGGATACGTGACCAAACTATAGAGAACCTGCAGCGGCAGCTTGATGAGCGCCAGCCCGCAGCGGGTGTAACGATTGACCCGCCCAATCGGCGATGAGGGTTTCGATTGATTAACCATTACGCAGCCTGCTGGTCGGCTTTGGCCGGGTACCACTGGGGCCAGAGGGTCTGGGGCGATAGACCGGTGATTTCCGAAATCACACTCTCGACCCTGCGATTGCGCACTTTTCCGTTGACGACGCTTGAAACGATTGACGTGTTTTTTTCCTTCCGATCGACCCTTAATCGGTTGAGAACCATTTCATATGTGTAGCCAGTCTTTGCTACAGCGGCCTTAATGTCAGCTGGGTGCATTGTTAAAAACCTGTGAATATTGGCGGGTTCAATCCATTATTTGTGAATATATTTATAAATGCAAGAAGATAATGCCAAAAAATTAGGAATTCGATTAAAAGAAGAGCTTGCCGACAGGGGTATGGCGGGACGGGCCGCTCAATTACTTGTGAAAAGCAGGAACACAATCTCGAATTGGTTCGCCAATGGGAATATTCCGGCTGCGGAACTTATGCGGCTAAAGGAAATAGGCGTGGATGTGAACTACGTCCTGACCGGTGACCGTAGTGATGATCCATTTGTGGTCAAGGAGGCCCCGGGACACTACGAACCGAGCGCTAATGATGACGGCGAGAGAGTTTCGATCGTCGAATATGACATTGATGTAGCCGCTGGGGATGGCTGCGTAGTGCTGGATGAACAGCCAGCCCGCGTGTGGCATATACGGCGCGACTGGTTAAAGCAGAAGGGATTGGAAGGACGGCGGTTGGTGACGGTTACGGCACGCGGCGATAGCATGGAACCAAACATTTCGGATGGTGACACGCTCTTTGTCGACATATCAGTCACATCGATAGATCGTGACGGTGTTTATGTTGTTGGCCTACATGATCATCTGGTTGTAAAACGGGTATCCAGGCGATTGGACAAGCCTGGATTGCGTCTCACCAGTAACAATGAGCGCTATCCGGCTGTCGATCTGGATGCCGAATCTGCTAACCAGTTAAATATAATTGGCCGTGTAGAACGCGTGATGAGAATGGAGTTGCCTTAAAGAGGGAGCAGGTGATGAAAAGGTTAATAATGGTTTTAGGGCTGATTGGTTGCTGCAGCACTGCCCATGCCAGCGGCGCATGCAACGAGCTGGAACCGGCTAACGACTTCGTCTGCAACGTCAAGGTGCGCTACGTTACCTGTTCGATGAAAGTGCAGCTCGCTCTGTTAAAGAACCAATCTGTTAATGATACCTACGCCTGCATAGAGGAAGACAAGGCGGCGGTCGAACCGCTGTATCAGTCAACCAAAATAGCGCTGCAAGGCAACGCCAGCGCTATCGCGGAACTTAAAAGCATGTACGTTTTTTGGTTGGCGAGCATGGATAAGCTGATCGCAGACCCCAACACATCAAAATTTATTTATAAGGCTACGATCGAAGCGCGGCGCGATGAGCTAAACAGCGCGGGTTACCGGCTCAAGCTGGAGGCTGAATAATGGCTAGCAAAATTTTCAATGCCCTGGTTGTCGGTGTTTTTATTTTAATGCTGGCGGGCTGTGCGATGGATTCAACCGGTATTTGGGGCGCGATGGGCGTGGTGCCGACGGATGCTGAGCGCAAAGCTACCCGGCGCCAGGCGTATGTTGCGGCGCACCCGACACTGAGCGCCGCGCGCCGAAGCGACATTTTGGCCGGAGACCTGGTGACGGGGATGACCCCCGGGGAGGCAGTTGCTTCCTGGGGGCAGCCGTATAAGGTTAATAGCTCCGGCGGGCGGTACGGAGCGCGGGAACAGTGGTTATACGGCTTTCGTGATCCCTATCGATATAGCCGCTGGATCACGACGCACTACATCTATTTTGAAGACGGCGAGCTGAGTTCCTGGCAGCGGGTTGGCCGGTGATGATGGCGGGGTTTTTTGGGGTGGTTGGGGCGTTTGGCTGGTACCTGTCGATACGGGCGCGCAGCTGGTGGGGGCACGGGTAAGGTGGCGACTTTGCGCCAGCTAGTGATATTGGGCGGGTGCTGGCTGATACCGCTTGCTCTGCCCGCCGCTGAATTTGAAAACCACTGCCAGGATGCTGGCACCAATGCGGTCTGGGACCGCATGGTGCACGAGAACGCCGGCGATTTTGAGGTTCGTCACCTGCGGGATTTTAGGGCGGCGTTGTGCCGGCAAATCAACGCCGGTGAGCTGCCAATCGAAGAAGGCATTAAGCGGTTTGAAGCCCAGCGCCGGGACGTGATTGCCGATCGGCTGCCGTCTGCCTGATTACCAGAGAATATTAATAAAAGGGAGTTTTGGAATGGCAGATAAAAAGGGATTTACTGTGCACTTTTACACCGCCAGACTGATAGAGGCAGACGAGCCGGTTTTAATGGCTGATTGGCTGAGCCGATTGGTAGCAGCCGGAGGCGCGCCGGTTATTCGGCTTCAGGCAACGGATTATGAAATCAGAGATTTGAACGAATCGAGTACTAAGGCGGTCTATCAGGGGGTATTTGCAAAAATTCGCACCGATGATGCGCCGCATATCCGAGCCGGTGATGGTGGGGAACGGGACATTGAAATGGGGCGCGATGAGGGGCTGATCGAGAAAAATCATTTCCTTTTTTATCGCCGATATAACCTGCTCGTTTTTCAGGCCAACGGCCACGGTAGCCGAGTAGGCCGAGTGCAAGATTACTTTTCTGCGTTGCTGGGTGGACAGGCTTTTTTTGACCCTGTTTTGCAGGAAGAGTCTATGCAACGATTGCTGGCGGATACTGATCATTCGGTAAAAACGGAACTGACTTTCAGCAAACCAACTAACACTGACTGGTATCCAGACCATGATTTCAGTAAAGAGTTAATGGCTATGATGAACTCGGGCGGCGCTGAATCCGTGACCATGACGTTTAGCGCGAGACGCCCGTATGAAAAAAGGGGTTTTTTAAACGAGGCCATCCGACCGGCGATTCGAGAACTAATTAATTATGGCGATGTTAGGAAAGCGAAGGTGTATTTCGAGTCCGACCACGGCGACTGGCATGATATTGACCTTATTGCTGATAGAATTACCGCGTATATCGTAGTAAAAATGGATGGGCGTTACCCCAACTCAAGAGCCATGTATGGGGCTCTGCGGGAGGCATACAGTGAACATGATGAGCAGTTTGCAGCGATCTTCGGCGCCCGTGAAAACAACCGGATTCGTTAACGCGGCTGTGTCGCTCGCCGTCCTGGCCGCCATGCTGATCCGCTTGCCCAGCGTGATCCCTAACCAGCTCGTCGGTATTGCAACAATATTGGCCGAAGTAACCACTGGGCTGATGGGCTTTATGATCGCTGCAATGGCGATTTTGCTGACACTCGGCGATTCCAGTTTCATCCAGAATCTACGCAAGACGGGCCATTTCAAGGTGCTGCTGCGCGGGATGCTCCACGCGACACTAAGCTGTTTTGTTGCGTTGGTAATCATGATTGTTTGCCTGCTGGCACCAGCAACTTACCTGGCGCTCGGCCTTGCCATCGGCGTGAGCGTGCTAGCGCTCGGGCTCTTGTTCATTTTGCAGGCGGGTGGCCGCTTTGCGGCAATCCTGGATCATCTGCATTAGCGACGGCGCTTTCGGGCACAAGATTTCGCGCTGATGTATGCGTGAGAAATCAACGCTGCAAACTTAGCCTGGCTAAATCTATTCCGGCTTTCTCGCCTGGCGCACCCCGCGCCGAATAACTAAACCACTTTTTTTAGTCCCCGCTCCGCGGGTCTTTATGGTGTGGCTCTGACTCATTTTGTTCAGGGCTTTTCATGTTTGATATTGCAAAAATTGCGGCAGAGCTGACCCACGGCACGGGGATTCCGCCCGGGTTGGTGGGGGCTATCTGCCTGGTGGAATCGGGGGGCGATCCCTGGGCGTGGAACCCGGAGCCGCGTTACCGGTATCTGGTGGATGCGACCACGGGCAAGCCGTTTCGGCGATTAACCCAGGCCGAGGGGCGCAGCGAGCAGCCAGCGGCGGATTTTCCGAGTATGCCGGGGCTGGCCGATGACCGCGACGCCGAATGGTGGGGCCAACAGGCCAGCTGGGGGCCGATGCAGGTGATGGGCGCGGTGGCGCGGGAGTATGGCTTTGAACATCACTTCCCGCGGTTGTGTGATCCCAAGATTGGCGTCGCCTACGGCGTTTTGCATTTGCAGCGGTTGCGGCAACGGTACAACACCTGGAGTTCGGTGATTGCCGCCTACAACGCGGGCAGCGCTCGGTTTGCTGACAACGGTGAGTTTGTTAACCAGGCCTATGTGGACAAGGTGCGCGAATACTGGCCGGTGCACGAGGGGACGCAGTGAGCCGCGTCATCGGGGTTAACGGTATTCGTACCGACGGCGGCGGCAGTACGGATCGGCTGCTCCAGCGGCTGGGCAGCGGCATGACTGTTTTCGATTTTAACTATGACCGGGTGAACGTGCTCACCGCCCGGTCGCGGCGGCGCCAGCGGCGCATTGGCCGCCAGCTTTATGACCTGACCCGCGCCGGTGATCACGTGGTGGCCCACAGTTACGGCGCGCTCGTGGTGTTGCGGGCGATGGAGGCCGGGGCGCAGTTTGGGGCGGTTTTTTTGTTCGGTCCGGCAATGGGCCAGCGGGAGTACTTCCCGGCCAAGGGGGCGCGGCAGATTCACATTATTAGTAACCCGGCCGACCGGGCGATTGGGCTGGGAGCGCTGCTTTACCGCCACGATTTTGGCCGCATGGGCCGCGATGGTTACCAGGGGCCGCCGGACGATCGCGTGGTTGATTTTCGTACCCGCGACGAGGGCGCGGATCACGGCCCGCTGCACCATTCCGACTATTTTCTGGGCGCCAGTCTGAACGGCTGGGCGCAGTACGTGGCGCGGCATATCCGGATTATGGGCGATGGATGACCTCGACCGGGCGAAGGATTTGGAAATGCGCCAGCGGGCCGATGCGCTGGCGGCGCAACAGCGCCGGGCGCAAATCACTGATGAGCCGCTGATGGTTAATGGCCAGCGCCTCTGTTTGGACTGTGAGGAGGTGATCCCCGCTGAGCGGCTGGCGGTACAACCGGAATCGGTGCGCTGCGTGCCGTGTAAATCAATTCACGAACGGGGGCAAGGCTGATGGATGTGGGCGCAATGATCGGGGGTTTTGTCGCCGTGGTAACGCTGCTGATCGGGTTGATGAAGTTTTTATCGGCCCAGGTGGAATCAAAACTGGCGTCCCGCGACGAAGAGCAGGACAAACAGTTGACGAGCCACGGCGTGGATATTGCGGCGATCAAAACCACGCTGGCCGATACCCGCACCGAGCTGCACCGGGATTACGTGCACCGGGATCAGCTCACCGAACTGCAGCACAAAATAGACCGGGATTTTGTCAGCACTTTTGGCCGGCTCGACGGTCTGTCGCGGGATCTGAACCAACTAATTGGTCGACTGGCGGAGCGTTACGGGATGCCCGGCAGCGGTGGCCACGGTGAATAAACAGAGCAGTTACCGCAACCGGCTCCGACGGCTGCGGCTGTTGCAGTCGCTGTACCTGGCCTACCCGGACCCGCTGGGCGAGGGGCTGCTGCTGGAGTTCGCCAAAGAGGACCCGGAGTTAAGCCCCGGCACCACGCAGGTGCGGCGCTCGTTGCAGTACCTGCACGATATCGGCTTTGCCGAGATACTCAGCAAAACGTCGCCCGATGGCGGCGAGCTGTGGGTGGCCAAGGCGACGCCAGCCGGGGTGGATTATCTGGAGGGTGACGACCCCGGTCTGCCGGGTATTCGCCACCCGAGCGAATTTTTAACCGGCGGGCGCGGCTAGTGCCGGGGCGTAGCAAGGTGGGCGCGTTACCGGCGGACGCCCGCAGTTGGCTGGATGGCGAGCTGGTAAAACGCCAGTTTGCTGACTATGAGGAGTTGGCTGCCCTGCTCGCCGAGCAGGGATTTGAGATCAGTAAATCGGCCGTGCACCGCTACGGCGAAAAGCTGGAACGCAAGCTGGCCCGAATCGCTGCCAGCACCGACGCCGCCAAGGCGATCGCCGCGACCACGCCGGATGCCGAGGACGCCCGCAGCGCCGCCCTGATTGGCCTGACCCAGACCGAGCTGTTTGATGTGCTGCTGACGCTCCAGGAGTCCACCGAGGCTGACGCGCCGACCCGGGTAAAGCTGCTGGCCCGTGCCGCCACCAGCGTGGCCCGGCTGACCCGCGCCAGTGCGGCGCAAAAACGATTTGCCGATGAAGTGCGGGAGCGGCTTAACCAACAGAAATCAGCGGCGGCAGACAAGGTGGCGGCGCTGGGTAAAAAGGCCGGGCTGAGTCCGGAGGTGGCTAACCAGATTCGGGCGCAGATTCTGGGCATCGAGATCGACACCTAACCGATGGCCGATTTAGTCATTGACCTGACCGACGAGCTGCGCGACGAGTGTCTGGAACTGGTTGAGGATCAGCAGCGAAAACGCGAAACCCGGCACCTCGACGGCGCGGAAGTGCCCGCGATTTTGCTGCCGTATCAGATCCGCTGGCACGAGGATAAATCGCCGGTTCGCGTTGGCGAAAAAGGCCGACGAATTGGGTTTAGCTGGGGCGCGATGGCGGCGGAGGCAACGCTTGAAGCGGCCGAGCAGGACGGCATGGATCAGTTCTATGTGGGCTACAACCTGCCGATGGCGGCCGAGTTTATTGGCGACTGCGCTTTTTTTGCCCGGGCGTTCGGCCTGGCAGCGGGCGCCATTGATGTGGGCCTTGAGCATGCGGTGATCAATAACGAGCGGCGGGATATCGTCAAGTTCTCGATCACCTTTTCCTCCGGTTTCAAGATCGAGGCACTCTCGAGCAACCCGCACAATTTTCGCGGCCGCCAGGGCCACGCCCGGATTGATGAGGCGGCTTTTCATAGTGACCTGGCGGAGCTGATTAAGGCGGCGATGGCGTTTCTGATCTGGGGCGGCCGGGTCGATATCGTCAGCACTCACAACGGCGTGGACAACCCGTTCAATCTGCTAATTCGTGAGATCCGCGCCGGCAAACTTAACTACTCGCTGCACAAAAACGATTTTGACCGGGCGCTGGCAGACGGGTTTTATAAGCGGATCTGCCTGGTGCAGAAAAAAGAGTGGTCGCCGCAGGCCGAGGCCGAGTTCAGGGCGCATATCGTTGAGCAGTACGGCGACGGTGCCGACGAGGAACTGTTCTGTATTCCCGCCCAGGGCAGCGGCACATATTTTCCGCGAACCATTATCGAGCAGTGCCAGGACGGCGCTATTCCAACCGTCCGGTTTACTAAACCGAACGAATGGGTACTGGATGACGGGCGCCTGACAGAAACCGACCGGTGGATAGCCGACAACCTGAAACCCCTGGTCGACAACATGCCGGGCCTGCGCACGGTGCTCGGGCAGG